GGTGATGAATTGGCGTATTGGTTCAAAGACAACACCGTAACGGTCACCGAATATTTTACCCGCACTCAAGTAATGCGAGAAATGTCATTGCTCAGTGACGGCCGCTTAGTGTGGATTGATGAGATAGAGCCAATCGTTGACGAGCTGGGCCGGAATGGAATCACCATCACCCGCAGCCGCAAAGTAAAGACTCACAAGGTAGAGTGGCGCCTAATCTCAGGGCTGGACGTTTTAGAGGGGCCGATTGTCGTGCCTATTACGACGGTTCCAATTGTTCCGGTATGGGGCAAGGCTATCAATACTAAGGGAAAGGTGAAGTTTAGGAGCTTGATTCGCTTCGCTAAAGACGCCCAGCGCATGTCAAATTATTGGGACTCAGCAGCTACTGAGATGGTGGCACTTGCACCAAAGGCCCCGTACAAAGGCACAGCCGAGCAGATTGAAGGCTATGAGACTATTTGGGAGACAGCCAACACCAAAAACCACAGCATTCTCCCGTTCAACTCTACTTTCCCAGGTGACAGCGGGCCACAGCGTGAGTTTGGTGCACAGATGCCCGCCGCAGAGATGCAGCTAGCACTGCAAGCCAGTGACAAGATCAAGGCAACGCTTGGAATGTATGACGCAGCAGTGGGAGCCAAGAGCAATGAAACCTCCGGTGTGGCTATCAAGGCCCGCAAGCAGGGAAGCGACTTAGGCACCTACACCTTTGGCGATAACCTTGTGAAAGCACAAACCGGCATTGGTAAGATTTTGCTTGAGTGGTTGCCGCAGATTGTAGACACCGAGCGCACCATGCGCCTAAAGTTTTTCGATGATACGGAAGACTGGGTGATTCTGAACTCGCAAGTGAAGGACGTGCAAACCGGCGAGTGGGTAACCATTCACGACCTTGGTACAGCTAAGTATGACGCAGTGGTGACAACCGGCCCATCACACTCTACTCAGCGAGAAGAGGCGAGCGAGGCATTGATGCAGTTCGCACAAGCCGTACCAGCCGCAGCCGCAGTCATGGGCGACTTGATTGCTAAGAATATGGATTGGCCAGGCGCGGAAGAAATGGCCGACCGCTTGAAGCACACCATTCCGGCAAACATGCTATCGGCAGAAGACCGCGAGAAGATGGCAGAAGATGCGCCAGAGCCCGCACCCCCAACGCCAGAGCAAGAGGCGGCAATGGCAGACAGTCAGGCAACCATAGCAACAGCGGAAGCCAAGACAGCCACAGCAGCAGCAGCCACAGCCACGGCCGAGGCGAACATGTTCAAGGCACAGCTGGAAACAGACGACGCCAAGAAAGCGCTGGCAATGATTGAAGATTTACAGGGTGGCGGTAACGCGATGGCGGGAGAAGTTCGCGCCCTTGTAGCCGAGGCAATTGCTGAAATGATGGCCAGTAATCCAGTAGGTTGAACCTACTGACAAACAGGGTAAACTTAGAACACATCTACTTGTGGAATCACAAGGTTTTTACTCGTACCTAAGGGGTATGCAATGTCAGAAGAAGAAAGCAACGAGCCTTCAAGTGAAGCAGCGGCGCCGGTAGTAACCGACGAAACAGCCAATTTTGAAGTGTCTCAAAGTGATGAGCCTGTAGTGCCTGAAAGCGACGACGCGAAAGCCGAGCCAGCAGCAGAGGATAAGGGCGAATCAGCAGAAGAAGGTGGCGAACAATCAGCCGCTGAAGACTCCGGCACAGATACAGCCGCGCCTGTAGGTGATAAGAAACGACGCAGCGCACAAAAACGTATCGACAAAGTAACAAAGCAGCGTGAAGCAGAAAAACGCAGGGCAGAAGCGGCAGAGGCGCGAATCCTTGAATTAGAGGGTGAGCAAACCAATGCCAAGGATGAAGGCAACGCGGCGGCTGAAGAGCCTAAGCAAAGCGATTTCGATAGTTACGACGACTACCTGACAGCGCTTGATGCGTTTGATGAAAGTGGAAGTCAGCAGGCCGCGCAGCCTGAGACTAAAGAAGACGTTAAGCCTGAAACACCAGACGATGTGAAGAGCGCCATTGGTGCTTTACAAGACACGTTTGATGAAGCTCGCGAGAAGTATGCAGATTTTGACAGTGTTGCACTAAGCAACGAGCTACCGATCACAGATGAAATGGTCAAAGCTTTAGCTGAATGCGACGACGCGGCCGGTGTGATGATGCACCTGGGCAATAACGTCAAAGACGCGGCACTAATCGCAGGTAAAACACCTGCACAGCAAATGCGTGAAATCGCTAAGTTGGACATGGGGCTGGCCAAAAACACCCCCAAGCCAATCAAAACGACTAACGCGCCGGAGCCAATCAGCCCAGTAGGCGGAAGTGATGCGCAACAGAAACCCATAGCTGAAATGAGCTTTGCGGAATATGAAGCACACGCCAACGCTCGGGAGCGGAAAGGCTAATAAAACTTTTTAGGGAGTCACCATTATGGCTGTACAAAACAACAATCTTTTGACCGACGACGTAATTGCTAAAGAAGCGCTGCGTTTACTTAAAAACAACTTGGTTATGTCTAAGCTCGTTTATCGCAGCTATGAGAAGACATTCGGCAAAGTGGGTGACACCATTAGCTTGAAGCTTCCATACCGCGTGAAGGCAGCCGATGGCCGCGTGCTGGTTAAGCAGCCAATGGTTGATCAAACCATCCCGTTCAAGATCGACAAGCAGCACCACGTTGGCCTTGAGTACACCGTTAAAGATAAGACGTTGGACATTCAGCAGTTTTCCGAGCGCTATTTGAAATCAGCAATGATTCAGATCGCCAACTTGGTAGACCTGAACTCCGCGCTTACTTTGAAAAAGGCGTTTCACTCTTCCGGTACACCTGGCGTTCGACCTAGCAAGTTTATCGACTTTGCTAATGCAGGCGCCAAGCAGACTACCTATGCCGTACCAAATGACGGTATGCGCCACGCGGTAATCGACCCATTCACTTGTGCCTCACTATCTGACGAAGTAACCAAGCTGTTTAAAGAAAGCATGGTTGAAGCGGCATATAAGAAGGGCTACAAAGGGCCGGTTTCAGATTACGGTACTTACGAGAGCCAGAACCTGCCTAAGCACACAGTAGGCGATTACTCCGGTACGCCTCTTGTGGCTGGAGTTATCGCTAACGGAAACACAATGACAACTGACGGCTGGGGTAACTCGATTGCTTCACTGCTTACTGTTGGCGACGTCTTTACTGTTGATGGTGTGTTCGGTGTTAACCCGCAGAACTACAACACCACCGGCTTGCTTCAAGAGTTCGTGATTACCGAAGCAGCTGCTTCTGATGGTAGCGGTTTGTCTACCCTGACATTCTCACCATCCATGAACGACGGCACAGCAACCACCACTAACGCAGCTGGCGATACCATTAGCTTGAAGGCCTACCAGAACATCACGGCCTTACCTGCTGATAACGCGCCTATCTCGGTTATGGGAGCCGCAAGCACCACATACGAGCAAAACTATTTGTTCCATCGTGATGCTATTGCACTGGCCGTGATTGATTTAGAGCTGCCACAGACGGCGGTTGTGAAGGCTCGCGCAAGTGACCCTGAGAGCGGCTTATCCCTGCTTATGACGGCTGCTTATGATATTAATGAGCAGACAGAAGTTCACCGTATCGATGTTGTGTATGGTGTTGATCTGGTCTATCCAGAGCTAGCGCTTCGCCTATGGGGTGCATAACCTCTAAGTGATTCCGAAGAAGCCCCTTAATTGGGGTTTTTTTGGTATCAAAATTCGATAACCTACCGAGATCAGAGCCATGGGCCAGAAATTTAGCATTTACTTATTCAACGATGAGAACCCACGCGGTTTGATGATGAATCTTACCGAGGAGCAGATTGAACAGCACAAGGAGGACGGCTGGTTAGATTCTCCTGAATCGCTGAAGCTTCCAGAAAAAGAAACCGGCGTAACCATGGAGCAGGCAAACGACGCCAGCCCCGACGTATTAGTGGGCCTGGTTAAGTCATACGGCTTTATCGTGCTAACCCCTGAGCAGTTGAAGGCAGAAGCTAACAAGATGGCCGCTGTAGCGTTGGACATTACCAAGTTTGACGAAAGCGCTTTAATTGAAGAGCTGAAGAGCCGCATTGGCGCCGATGGTTTTGTGGCTTTAAACCTTGAAGATGTAAGCGACGAAAGTTTAATCGGTGAAGCAGAGCGCCGCGGCTTGAAAGAGTCAGGCCTGAAAGCTGACGAGCTGAACGCGTTACTTGATCGCTTCAATGAAGACCCTGAAGGCATGAACAAAGACGAGTTGGTGGCATTCGGCAATAACGGCTACAAGCTTGGTTTGCGCTCAAACATGAAAGAAGACACGTTGATCGCCAAGATCAAAGAAGCCATAGCAGCCGAATAAGCGAGTAAACATAATGGTTATTGGGGATTTATTACGGGGCGGCCTGAAGGATATCGGCGTGCTCAATGCTGGTGAGGCCATGCCTGACGGTATGGGCGCCGACGCATTAGAGTCGCTGGTGATGATGTTGGACGATTGGAGCACTGATCAGTTATTGGTGCCGGTAACCAACGTCGTGTCACACACACTGATAGCTGGCCAGCCTGAGTACACCATTGGCATCACTGGTGCCGCCTCACCCCCAGCCAACCATATCGAAACCGCTCGACCACTTGAGATAGTGACCGCTTTCATTCGTGATGGCGCAGGCACTGATTATATCCTCGAGTGGATGGCGGCAACGACTTACGCCCGCATTAGTCGAAAGGTTAACGAGTCGCGGCCCTCACGGTTTTACTACCGTCAAGGCTGGCCGACTTCAGACATTATTTTCGAGTCAACGCCCTACGCTTCTGAAACGCTCATGCTTGAGGTGGTGCAGCCTTTGTCAGAGCTTATCCCGGCGATGAGTATTACCGAAGAGGTGAGTTTGCCGCCTGGCTATCTGCAAACTATCCGCAAGAGCTTAGGCATTGTTCTAGCCAATGAGTACGGCAAGGACGTAGACCGTGACACAGGCATATTAGCCACTCAGGGAAAGAAGCGGATTAAGCGCCAGAACTATCGGCCTTTGATATCAGGCATGGATAGAGCAGTCGCAACAAAGCGCCGCGGCATTGGAACCTACATCATTGATCAGGGGCCGTAACGATGGCGGGAAAGTCACGACCACAACAGATTCCGCTATCTTCGGGAGTGGGGGAGCAGGACATTGCAGGGCAAGAAGCGCTGATCAATGTCTATGCCGAGTCGTCTGAAGGCAGTAAGCGGTTCCCGTTCACGCTGAAGGGAACCCCGGGTCTAGCCTTATGGGTTGAGCTAGATTCGCTAGAGGTTAAAGCGCTGTACGTGCTTGGCAATCTTCTTTACGCATTCACCGCAACCAAGCTTTATACCGTCGATAAATCTACTGTAGTCACCGAGTTAGGCGACATTGACATTCAAGGCGTGGCTAGTGTTGAGAGTAACGGCAAGCAAATTGTTCTTGTCGATGGCTTCAAGGGTTTCAGCTACGACACAGAAACCGAAGTATTGCAGGAGATTACCGACGACGCTTTTTATCCTGCCCGAACTGTAACCTTTGTCGATGGTTATTTGATATTTGACCGCAAGGGTACAAACCAATTCTTTTGGACTGACCCCTATTCATTGATATTCGACGGCTTGAGCTTTGCTTCAGCAGAGGCCAGCCCTGACGAGCTAATGTCAATTATCGCCAATCACCGCGAGCTATTGCTATTTGGCGAGATAACCACAGAAGCATGGTACAGCAGTGGGGGCGCTGATCTTCCTTGGACGCGCAATAACGGCGCATTCATTGAGAAGGGTATAGCGGCGCCCCGTTCGGCTTCAGTGGTGGACAACTCTGTTGTGTGGGTTGGTAGTGATCGAATGGTCTACCAATCGCAAGGCTACACGCCGGTGAGAATATCTACTCACGCAGTAGAAAAAACTTTATCCGCGGTTGATGTGAGTGATGCCTTTGCTTATGAGTATCACGACAAGGGCCACTTGTTTTATATGCTCACTATTCCGTCGCTCGATTTGACATGGTGCTGGGATGCCTCGACCAGGCAGTGGCATATTCGCCGTGATTATCACTTTGGCCGTCACCGCTCAAACTGTCATACATTCTTTGCAGGCCGGAACCTGGTTGGCGATTTCCAGAATGGCCGCATTTACGACATGACCGAACAGGAATACCAAGACGACCTAACAACGATTAAGCGCGTGATAACCCTGCCAACGGTAGACTCAGGCCGCAGCTTTTTGACTGTGTACTCTCTCGAATTAATCATGGCGGTAGGTGTTGGCGTGGCTAACGGTACAGGTTCGGACCCAATGGCC